TGCAGCAACGGCAATACCATCGGCGTGGACGCGAACACGGAGAAGTACGAGCTGCTTAACGGCTCTCTGGAGGGCGTAGTCGATGTACAGGACCGGAAGCAGTTACGCATATCAGCGCTGACCGGCATCGATGAGCAAATCCTGTTCACCAAAACGCCATCAGGTCAGGGAGCGGATAAAACCACCGTTCCTGAGTCATGGAAGCAACTGATTGGACGCAAGCAAAAGGATGAGGCGAGACCTGCAATTGAAAAGGTAGTCAACTTCCTCACCACTGATAAAACCTGGACGATTAAGTTCAATCCTCTCTCAGTACCAACAGAGAAAGAGCAGGCAGAGACGGCTAACCAATGGTCACAGGCTGATGAACGCTATTCGCAGCTTGGGTGGGTTAGCAACGATGAAGGTATCGCCACACTGAAAAAACGTGGAGGCTACGTCTATCCGGAGATGAGCAATGGCTAAAGTCTGGCTTCATCCCTACGGCATAGAACGCGACTACACCAACGCGCTTGTAAAGGCTACCAGGCAGTTCAACAGAGAAATAAACTCAGCATATGGCGATATCCGGTTCGATGGCTGGCAGGACGATATGTCGGCTGTACTGGCTTATCTCCGCAACGCTGGCAACCGCATCTTCCAGCCAGTAATTGAACGCCTCCCGACATTCTTCGCGCTAACGAGCCAGTTTAACGACAAGCAATGGCGGCTGGTTGTGAAGGGCGGAACCGGCTATGACATCCCACCATCGCAGGCTGTTATTGCCGGACAGACAACTGTTCCCGTCTCATCGGGTGTACTTGGCGTAGATGCTTATCGCGCAGAGCCATGGCTGAGAGAGATGCAGGAGTTATGGGTATCAGAGAACATCAGGCTGATTAAGTCCATACCTGCTGACGAACTGGCGGACATGGAAGGCATCATCCATCGCGGTGTAATGAATGGCTCAAGCGCTGACACAATCAAGAAGCAGATTCAGGAGCGCTATGGCGTCACTGAGAGGCGCGCAAAGCTGATTGCAGTTGACCAGATAGGCAAGGCTAATTCAGCGCTCACAAAGCAGCGTCAGGCCGATGCCGGGGTAACAGGCTACAAATGGCGAGGCGTACTTGATGAACGCGAGAGGCCAGAGCACAGAGCGCGAGAGGGAAATTCCTACAAGTGGAGCAAGCCGCCGCCTGATGGACATCCCGGGCAACCTGTTCGGTGTCGATGTTACGCAGAGCCCGACTGGTCTGGTTCAGTTTTCGATATCGGCGAATAAATAAGGCAAAACATGAAAACAGTATCTCGCTTCGATGTGGGAGAGCTTCGTGCGTCCGTAAACGAGGATGGCTATCTGGAGGACGTTCCGGTAGTAGGTCGCGTTGGAATCCAGTTATACCGAAATCCAGATGGCTCAGTGCGTCGCGAGCTACGCCCACCTGAAGAAGTATTCAACGCTGACTCACTGGCTAGCTTCAAAGGCAAGCCTATCACTATCGGTCACCCGGGGGCGGTTAATTCCCGCAACGCTAAAAAGCACATGGTCGGAACCATGCTTGAGCCAGGCAGGCAGGATGGTGAAAACGTCAAAGTACCAATCATGGTGTATGACGAGAACGCCATTAACTCAGCAACCAGCGGCAGGACAAAGCAACTATCCCTCGGCTACCGACTCGACCTCGATGAGACTCCAGGCGAATGGAATGGTCAGCCATATGACGCAGTCCAGCGAAACATTCGCATCAATCATCTCGCCCTCGTATCTAAAGCCCGGGCCGGTGATGTAGCAACACTGAATCTCGACGGTGATGAAGAAATCACCTTAGACGATGACGACAACCAACCAAAAGGTAAAACAATGCAGAAATTGCGACTCGACAACGGGCTTGAGTACGATGCTTCTCCTGAAGTCGTCGTGGCGTTCAACGCCCTTAAACAGGATGCAGAGGACGCTAATGCCAAGCTGTCCGAAGCGCAAACAACCATCTCCACCATCACAGCAGAGCGCGACACTCTGAAAGCTGACGCAGCAGAGTTTGAAAACAAGCTGAAGCACGCTCGCGAAGATGCAGAGAAAACCATTAAAGCTCGCACAGAACTCGAAGCAAAAGCAGAGAAGCACGGCATCAAGTGTGATGGCCTGGATGATATTGCCGTCAAGAAAGCGGTTGTAGCCAAGCTGAAGCCATCTATCAAGCTCGACGGCAAAGACGACACCTACATCAATGTCGCTTTCGACATGGCGATTGAGTCAGCACCTATGGAGCAGCAGCGCAAAATCGTCAATCAGGACAAAGCCCAAACCCGCGATGACTCCGCTGAACCAAAAGGCTCTGCTGCTGCTCGCCAAAAATACCTCGACCGCCTGCACGGCAAAAAGGAGACAGCATAATGCCTGTTCAGACTTCCTACGATAACGACATGCAGATCGCAATGCCCGGCATGCGTTCAGATTCAACCCATCAAATCACAGACGGTTGCAACGCAGCACAAGGCGCTATCAGGCCTGGCTATGTGGTAGCTCGCGTATCAGTGGCTAACGACAAGCACGTAGTTAAACAGGTATCTGCGGCTGGCGATGCAGCAAACCTGATGGGTATCTGCCGCTTCAGCCACTACGGCTGTGTAACCGGTCAGTATGAAGATGGCGATGCCGTCAACGTGATGACATGGGGCCGAATCTGGGCTGTAACCACCTTATCAGCAGCACCAACCATGGGTACAGGCGTTAACGTTCTGACCTCTGGCGCAGACGCTGGCAAGGTAGCAGCGACCGGTGGCTCTCTGGCTCTTGGCTGGGTGTTCACTGGTAAGTTCACCACTTTCAAAAACAGCGCTGGCGCAACAGTTAACCTGGCTGAAGTTCAAATCCGCAACCAGACCACACAGCCAACCGCATAAGGAACAATAATGGAACAGATGAATTACGACGAAGCGGACCTGTTCGCTATTGAACACGGCGCGGCGGCTAACGGCATTCGACTGGATGAAGGTGAGTCAATCTTCCTGGCTCGTGAGCTGGACTACGTTAAAACCAAGGTTTACGAAGTCGAATACCCTGCACTGACTGCGACCACTCTCTTCCCGGTCACATCAGAAATCCCTTCATACGCCAAAACGTTCACTTACGGCGTATGGGATGCAGTAGGCATGGCTCGCATCATCGCTGACTATTCTGACGACCTGCCAAATGTCGGCGTTAACTATCGTGAAGAAACCGGCAAGGTGTTCAGCCTGGGTAACTTCTACGAATACAGCCTGATGGAAATTCGAGCATCACAGGCAACCGGTAAGAATCTGCCAACTCGTCTGGCTAACGCTGCCCGTCGAGCGCACGACGTGAAGGTTAATGACCTGGCGTTCTACGGCGATGATGATTATCAGATCGTCGGCGTTCTGGAACATCCAAACATCCCAGTAACCACCTCTGCTGGCTGGACTACTGGCGAGATCGCGTCTGGTGAGCTTGAGGACGCAGTATCTGCTATCGAGACAATCACCAAAGGCCTGCATGGTGCGAACGTAATTGGCCTTCAGCCAAGCAAGTTCAAGATTTTGGCTAAGGCAATGCCAAACACCAACACGTCTTACATGACATTCTTCAACACCCAGTATCCGGGTATGCAGTGGATTCGTGTAAACGAGCTGGAAGACATCGATGGCGCAGGCACTAAGGCTGCCCTAGTAATGGAGCGTAACGCTGATAACGCATCCATGGAAATCCCGCAGCCGTTCGAACAACTGCCACCTCAGGCTAACAACCTGGCGTTCAAGATTCCATGCCACAGCCGCGCTACCGGCGTACAGGTTTACCTGCCGCTGACACTGCATCTCATCAAAGGCATTTAAGAGGCTTCGGCCTCTTTTCTTAAGGATTACCAATGAAGATTACCAACGCATCAGCACGACTGTATTACATCGCCGGCCAGAAACTGGCGCCGGGTCAGACTGCCGAAGTCGACGATTCCTGGAAGGACAACAAAACGGTGCAGGCATCCATCACTAAAGGTGAGTTGCGACTCGCTGACAAAGATGAAGCCGTAACCGCCAGTCAGGTAGAGAAAAAAGAGAAGGACAAGAAGTAATGAACATTGCCGCATTTGAAGGTCTTACGCCTCTGGAAATCTTCCGCAAGCTAGCGCCTGAATTTGCGGCTGTTCCTGATGAGGTTGTTCAGGGCTACATCGACCTTGCATCACTGTTTGTCTGCGAAGACGAGTACGGAGACGCATATAACGTAGCTCTGGCTCTAATGGCGGCCCATATCATGGCATCGCCTGGCGGTTACTCTGATAACGGTTCCACATCGTCTGGTCGCATCCTCTCACGCAAGGAAGGTGATCTGGCAATCACTTATGGCAACGTATCAAATGATTCCAGTTACCTCAGCGGGACTACATACGGAAACCTGCTGCAACTGCTCCGTAAGAAGAGGGGGGCAGGATTCTCGATTATGACTCGCGGAGTCGTGGGGGGATGCTTGTGTCCGTAAAAATCACAGACAAAAAAGAGGTCTGGAGAAGAATAAGGGTCGGACTTAATGAGCTGGAGCCCGTTGAGGTAGTGGCAGGGATTCAAAAAGGGGAGGTTAATGATGGAGTGCTTGTCGCTGAATATGCTACTTGGAACGAATTTGGTACCAGAACAACTCCATCACGTCCCTTCATGAGAAATGCTTTCGATAAAAACGTGGAGACACTTGTCAGATTCTTTTATCAGGGGCGGCGTGGGATTGTTGATGGGAAAATCAATCAAGACCAGCTTATGAATGCAGTTGGAGTAAAAATGGTCCAACTGATAAAAGAGAGCATCCTTAACGAATCATGGGCACCAAACGCCGAATACACCATAGACAGGAAAAAGTCTTCAAAGCCACTTGTTGATACGGGCACGATGCTTAATAGCATTACTTATGCCATACACCCTTATGGAACATCGAGATGAGCAATCCGTTTCGCAGGCCTTATCAGGTATTTACTCCATCGCCTTCGACTTTGGTTAACGGCGTGATTGTTGATGGGGTAATGACGGAGTCAACAGCTTACTTCAGCGTACAAAGCATCAAAGATACGCAGGAGATTGAGAGTCTGGAGGAAGGGAGGAGGTTAACTGATTATCGCCGGCTGTACAGCGACACCAAGCTTCAGATTACTGATGATTTCCCAATGGCTCAGCCTGCACTTGTCGTTATTGATGGTTTTAACTACGAAGTTAAGCACCGTGAACCATGGCAAAACGGAATCATACCCCACTATAAATATTATGTGGTAAGGAAACGCGATGGCTGAAACCACAGTGTCGAATTTCGTTCCTGATGCTGTAGAGTCTGCCGCTTACCGTGTTTTGTCCCAGCTATTACCCGTACCTCTCGCTTACGCCAATCAGAATAACTCCCGGCTCCCTATGCCTTATGCCACGCTTCGTGTATCAACGCGCACGGCCGTAGGCAGGGATGAGCATGGCGAAGTAGATGATGAGGGTGTAATGCCGTCACACGGCGTTAGAGAAGGAACGGTGATGGTTAATGTGTACGGCGGAAGCGCACGAGAGCATTGCGACGATCTGATTAATAACATCCGTAAAACCACATCACGCTACCTGATGCGCAGAGAAAAATTCATTATCGCAAACAGCGCCCAGGTTAACGACCTTACAGGTCTGCGAGATGAAGCAAACTTCGAAGCGATGGCGAATGTAGACCTTACATTCCGCTACACCGGCAGGTACACGGATAACGTAGGGCTCATAGAAACCGTTGATGCGACAGGCGACATCGGCGGAATAGAAACACACCTCACTATCGCCGTCACATCCGACTAATCAACACGGAGTTTCATCAATGGCAAATCTAAGCCAGATTGCCAACGTGAATATTTCGCTGGACACAGCGAGTATCGCGAAGGCGTCATTCGGCATTCCACTTGCAGTTTCGCCGACAACGGCATTCAGTGAGCGAATCCGTAAATATTCAAGCTACAGCGCGGCGCAGCAGGACGGACTTGACCCGCAGACGCTCAAGGCGCTCTCAGCAGTATTTAGTCAGACCCCGCGCCCAAATCAGGCATGGGTAGGTCGCCGAAACGCCGTTTCTGTTGACCTGACAGTAACCAACGCGACGATCACAACGGGCAACATTTTCGCATTCAGCGTGAATGGCACCACCGTAACGTACACAGCAGCGAGTGGTGATGATGCGTCAGATGTATATACCGGTCTGAAAACAGCGCTGGCGGCACAATCTGTAGTTGATGCGTTGTTTACCAGCACCGCTGATGCTGAAGGGCTACACCTGGTAGTTAAAGTTCCTGAGACAGCAACCATCGTTAAGCCAGTGACCAATCTGTCAATCTCAACCGCAGGATCAGCAGACGGTTTAGAGGCTGACCTTAACGCCATTCAGCAGGAAGACCCGGGCTGGTACGGATTTGCTCTGGTAGAACGTGGTGACGCACTAATTCAGGATGCAGCGGCATGGGCTGAGACGCAGACCAAACTGTTCTTCGCTTGCAGCAATAATGCTGATATCTGGACGTCTGCTGATGACGATATCGCATCGCAGTTGCAGGACCTTCAATATCTGCGTACAGCGCTAATTGCTCACAAGGCAGCCGCGACTGAGTATCCTGAAATGGCATGGATGGGTCGGTGCTTCACCATCGCGCCCGGTGGCGAAACGTGGGCACTTAAAACACTGGCAGCTATCACGCCGAGCAAGTTCAGCGACACAGAGCAGAGCTACATCTTCCAGAAGAATGCCAACGCCTACGAACAGTACGCAGAAAACACCTACCTGATTAACAAAGGCAAGGTTGCCTCTGGCGAATGGATTGATGTTGTGCGATTCCGTGACTGGCTTGTAGACACCATTCAGAAGAACATGGCTTCTCTGATGATCCGCCAGAAGAAGGTGCCTTATACCAATGGTGGTATTGCCCTCATCGTCAACAACCTGAACGGTTCACTTATTCAGGGTCAACAGGCAGGCGGCATCGCTCCTGACGAGCGTGACAGCGAAGGCAACACAATCCCTGGCTTCCGTATCACTTACCCTAATGCAGCCGACGTATCTGCTGATATCAAAGCTACCCGCACTCTTTATATCGAGTTTGTGGCGCTTCTGGCTGGCGCAATCCAGGTGGTCGAAATCACCGGCTCACTTACCTATAGCTACGAGGGCTAATTATGGCTGCTGAATTAACTGGCTCTTATGACGGCTCAGAAGTATTTGTCACTATCGGCCCGCTGCTATTAACCGGCTTCAGTGATGGAGACTCCATTACGGCTCGTAAGAATGCCAACTTCTATGAATCACGCGCTGGCCTCGATGGCTCAGTAGGTCGCGCGCGAGTAACGGATAAGCGTGGGCAGATCGAACTGCACCTTTTGCAGACATCCGCGGCAAACGATGAACTATCTGCACTGATGAACCTTGATTCATTAACGCAGGACGGCAAGGCAGTTTATCCGGTATCAGTAACTGACTTCTCTGGCCGTACTGTTATTGCAGCAGGACAGGCTTGGCTTTATCAGCTCGGCGACGTGGCCTTCTCAACTAACGAGGTTGGTGAACGCATTTACACCTTTGAGTGTGCTGACCTGAAATTCTCCCTCGGTGGTAACAACGTTTAACAATGCCGCCTTCGGGCGGTTTTTTTTGAGGTCCATATGTCTCAGGAATTCGCAACCTTCCATATCGGTGACAAAGAGTTTAAAGCCGCCAAAATGAACGCCTTCGCTGCGGCAAAGCACCTAGTAAAACTAAAAACGCTGCTTGATAAAGGCCTGGCTTCAGGCGGTGATGCAAACGCCATTCAGTTACTGGCCGGCATCGATGAGAAAACGCTGGAGGAGGTCATCATTCCTATCCTGCGAGACTCATCAACATTCAGCGTTACAGACGAGAAGAAAATCGACAGCCCTAACGCAATGAACCTAGTGTTCACCGTAGACACGCTGTTCGACTTCTTCGAGCTGTGCTGGGAAGTGCTGAAGCTCAACTTCACCCCTTTTTTTACGAAAGTTCTCACCCTGTTTGGGTTAAGCCCAGAAGAGCTTGCAAATCGGGTTCAGTCACTGGCGAAAAGCGCGACCCAGGAAAGTTAAGGGAAGATGTTGAAACAGAGCTATGGGTATGGCGTCCGATAATGAGAAATATGTGTACGGTTGCAGAGGTTAAGTCAGGCCTTATCACATGCGAAGACCTGCTAAAGCTTAACGCCCTCATAGAGATGACCGACTATCTGAACACGCCAATGGAGAAGTAAATGGTCATAAGAGAGTTACTTATCCGCCTCGGCCTTACCGGATCAGATAGTGTGGGGCGAGGGCTGGACAGGGTAGACGGAAAGGTGGATAAAACCATTCAGTCATTCAATGCGCTTGGCGGTGTGCTTGCGACGGTATTCGGTGCTGTAACGATCTCAAACATTGCCAAAACGGCTGACGAGATGCAGTCTCTGGAGGCTCGCATTGGAATGCTGCCGCAGACAATCACTACCGGTGCAGAAGCATTCGACACTGTGGCTAAAAGGGCAAGCGCAGCAAGGCAGGGCATTGAAGAGTATGCATCATTTTACATCAAGGCTGGTAACGCCACTCAGGATTTCTATAAAGACCAGGAGCAGGTTTTACAGCTCACCGATGCAGTATCCATAGCGCTTGCTGCTTCAGGCTCAACAGCTGTTGCGCAGGGACAGGCTTTCTTCCAGCTTGGTCAGGCAATTGGTTCTCCAACTGTCCAGATGGAAGAGATGAACACGCTTATCGATGTGGCTCCTGACCTGTTCAGAGCGCTTGGTAAAGCCATTCCAGGGGCGAACAATAACCTTAAGGCTTTCATCTCTACCGGTAAGGTTACGGGGAAAATGCTTGCTGAGGGGTTGATTAAAGTCCTTCCGCAGTTCGTCGACCAGTTTAAACAAATGCCTATGACCATTGGTCAGGCGCTTGTTCTGGTAAATAACAGATGGTCGATGTTTATCAACAGGCTCAACCGCAGCAGTGGAGCTGTGACATGGGTGGCAAATAAGTTCCTGTGGATGGCTGATAAAATCGAGTATGCACTGGACTCAGTTATTGATGCTCTTGGTGGCGCAGAGAATGCCGTAAAGCTGCTTGGAGTAGCTCTTGGCGCAGCAGGCCTTGTAGGTTCTGTTTATCTCTTGTCCGCAGCATTTACCGCACTCACAAGCCCTGTATTCTTGGTGATAGCTGCACTTGCTGCTCTGTTCCTTGTTGGTGAGGATATAAACTCCTGGCTAAATGGAAATAAATCGCTTCTGGGAGACATGATAGGACCGGTTTCTGAGTACACCGATTCAATCAACTCTTTGAAAGTGGCCCTCACCGACATGAAGGACATGGCCGTGTGGGCGCTAAACGTCCTCAAAAGCCTTACCAACTTCTTTAACTCCAGCCAGGATAAGGCGCAGGAGTGGGGTGATAAGCTAGGAACTACAAGGTTCGGACCATGGTTGAAAGAAAAGGCCGGATGGCTTGTTGAGGACTTGGGTAAATGGGCGTCCTGGGGAAATGCACAAACCAACGGTGCATTTGATGTGCCGAGAATGTGGTCTGACATGCTTGCAGGGGTAAGGGGTTTCAATCAGGACGCAAAAGGTGGAAATACTTTACTCCCAAGTTACCAATCTCTTTCTCTGCCACCACCATCCGCTGCGGCTGGGCCTAAGATTGATGTCAATATTGGCAACATCTCAGTGCCTGCCGGAACGCCTGACGAGCAGGTGAAATTCCTCCAGGATAGCGCCAAGTCAGCATTCAGTGACTACGGATGGAATGCGCTGGGTAACACATTAAACTTCAACACTGGAGGTTAGCATGGCAACTGATGTGCTCGGCTTCCTCTGGAACTCGTCAGGCGATAGCACCTTCAGTCTTAATGACCCGGGCGTCGGGAATCTTGAGTTCGACACGCTGGACCAGGAAACCCATGAGTGGACGCGCGATGTGACAATGAATCCCGTAGAAAACGGGTCGCCAATATCAGATCACATCATCCGTCAGCCGAAAAAAATTACCGTTGCCGGCATGATAAGCAACGCGCCGGTGACGGGGGTATTAACTCAGGCGGCAAACGCTCTGGATAGCGGCTTCGACGGGGAAGACAGGGTTAACACAGCGATCAAGCTCCTTGACTCGCTCTTTCTTTCAAACGAACTGGTAACCATCTACACCAAAAATTACACCTACGAGAATATGCTGATTCAGGGAATTAACATTCCCAGAAGGGTGGATGATGGTGATGCGGTCAATTTTACGATAGATGCTGTTCAGGCAAATATCGTCAGCACAGCTACGACAGAGGTTCCGCCTGGTGTAGGCGTCAGGAAAACGGATGCGACCAGTAATGGCGCTACTGCTAAAGCCGGGACATCAAACTCAGCAGACCCCGCTACTGCTAACCGGGCTACGCCAACCAAAAACGTTGGTAAGAATACTGGTTCAATCCTGAGTCAGGCTTTGGATGGGTTGTCCGGCTCGGGCGGCAAGCTTCAGGAATATCTCGGCAACATCATAGGTAATGTCACCCCATGACCCCACTAAATTTTCAGGCTGGATTTACTGACCAGACATTGCAGGCTGTTTTCGACGATACACCGGTTACGCTTCGCCTGCGATGGAATGAGCGCTTTGGCTTCTGGTCGCTTGGTATCTATGACCGTGAGTCATTGCCCATCATAACTGGAGTTAAGCTTGTACAGAATTACCCGCTTCTAAAGAACTTCAGTTTCGATAATTTCTCCGGCGATATCTACTTCATCCGTACGTATGGTGAAAAGGTTCGCCCTGATATCGATTCGATTGGAGGCGATCACCTGTTGGTGTATGCCACTAAGGAAGAAATAGATGAGTTTGTTTCTGCGAACGGGTGAAATCATCGTAGGTCAGCCTCAGGGTGAGGCAGTAAGTATTAAAGACCTGCGATTTGAGTTCGATATTACCAAAACAGCCAGCAAAACCGCCAACGAAGCATCACTCAAAATCTACAACGCCGCGCCCACAACAATCACTTTGATGGAGACCGTAAATAACGTGGTCATCATCAAGGCAGGATACGTCAATGACATCGGGGCTATCACTATCTTCACAGGCACCACATGCCGTAGCCTGACGTATCAGGACGGTCCTGACATCATAACGGAGATGGAGTTAAGGGATAGCGTCATACCTTTACGCGACGCCAAGATAAGCGTTTCCTTCCCTCCAAATACGTCAGCAATGACTGTTCTGGATGGAGTGGCGAAGAACTTCGGGCTGCCAATAAAGAAGAGCATTAGCAAGGTTCAGGATAAGCAGTACGTCGGCGGATATGCCTATAACGGCAGGGTTCGTGATGCCATGGACAGGGTCTGTAATTATCTCGGGCTGGAGTGGAGCGCTCAGGATAGCGAAATACAGATTATCAAAAAGGGTGGCGTCTATGCAGATACTGCTGTCGTGCTGTCGAAAGACACTGGCATGATCGGATATCCCCGTCGTGAAGCAAAAACCATGACCGAGAAGACGGCAGCCAAGCAGGGCATAAAATACGGTCAGAAAGGTATCGTCAGGACGGTGGTGGATGTAGAAGACCCAACGGCGAAGCTAAAAGACAGGGTAACTCTTGAGGTGCAGGGCTACCGGGTGAAATCACTGCTCAACCCTGCCATTTATCCTGGCGCTTATGTGCAGCTTAAATCTCGCGGAATTGATGGGGAGTTCTTCAGAGTTGAAGAAGCACATTACACCGGAGATACGCACGGGCAGGAATGGAGCGTGGAAGCGCTATTGAGGTTTATCTGATGGCTGATAACAGTGATGTAGTAGAAGCGCTTAGGCGGCTTGTAAGCTCCGAAATGGACACGGTAAACACTGCACTTCCATGTACCGTGGTGAGTTACTCCGGAGGCAAGGTAACGGTAAAGCCTGATGGCGAGAAAATATACGCAGATGGAGATACCAATGCCTATCCGGTACTGAGCGATTTGCGTATGGTGTGGCCGCAGTTTGCAAACGGTCAGGCCGGATTAAAAGGACCAGTTCAGGCAGGAGATAAATGCCTTTTGGTGGTCTGCCAGCAGGCAACCGATGGAAGCGACGACACAAGGCGATTTGACATCATCGACTCATACGTTATTCCAGGTGCGGGTTACAGCGATGCTGTTCCTGGCAACGATGACGTGAGAATGTATTTTGGCGACGCCTTCATTGCTATCGACGCCAACGGGAAAATGACTATTAAAGCTCCAGGTGGGGTGGAAGAAACAACCCCGCTGCATACCGTTAAAGGAAGCATGACTGTTGAGCAATTGTTCACTTACCAGGGCGGCATGACTGGCTCGGGCGGTGAAACATCGGTAGCTACCATTACAGGGACGATGCAGGTAATTGGTGACGTAGTTATAAATGGTATTAAAATAGGCACTCACAAACATCCTGGCGATAGTGGTGGAACCACTGGAGAGCCTATTAACTAACGGGGCAACATGGAAAACGCGCTGATTATTCTGGTAGTTCTTATAGTTCTTTTCATCGTATTCAGGAAATTCAACCTTTGGTATTGGAAAATCCAGGAGCACATTGACAATCAGAAGCAGATTATCTCCCTTCTGGAAAAGGTCAGCTCCCGTGTAGGCTCAATGGATGAGGAGATAACTGAATTATCAAGGATATACAAAGGGAAAAACCAGCCTGCACCAAAGTCTGGACTCCTTGATGATTGAGAAATAATCTCGAAATTGAGCCAGGAATAAGCCCATAAACATGGGCTTTTTTATTAAAAGGTCCAAGATGATAGATTTCAGAATTACCGATAATAAAGTCGTGTTCACTAACGGCCTGCTTCAGTACGTAGATGGAGCTGAGCGCGTCAGGCAACAGGTGGAGTTCAGGCTTAATCTGTGGCGCGGAGAGTGGTTCCTGGATAGTCAATTCGGAACGCCTTACCTACAGGATGTTCTCGGTAAGCAGGTAACGCTTAACGGAGCGCTATCAGCCATCCGTACAGAAATCCTCGCTGTAGAAGGAGTCACCGGAATCGTTGAATTTACCTACAACTTTGACCGTGCCGAGAGAAAGCTGAGCGTAGAGTTTACAGCCAACACTGAGTACGGGTTGGTGCAGTACCCCTGATAAATACCCCTTCAATATGCCTCGCCAATGTGCGGGGCTTTTTTATGCCTGAAATAAGGTGCATATGGCTGATTACATTACTGCGACAGGCTTTGACAAGCCGACATTACCGGAGATGGTTCAGGAAATCGGTGATGCAATTGAAACGGTCGTCGGACCGATTAACAGAGAGGCTGATTCGACCACCGGACAGTGGATCGGAATTGAAGCTGAGCAAAACGCAATTCACTTCGAAACTGAAGAGGAGTTGTGGGCCAGCCGGTTTCTTGCTTCTGCTGAGGGATTCGCCCTTGATGCTCTCGGCGACTGGATGGGTGGGATTACCCGGCATGGCAAAACCACGACAAAAGTGAACGCCGTTATTTATGGATCTGAATCACGACTTGTTCCTTCTGGTTCTTTAGCTTCTTTCGGTAATTACCAGTTCAGAATGACGGAAGATTATACCATCTCACGCTCGACGCTTCTGGATGGAGAGGTGAGGGTATCTAACAACACACAAACCAGTTACACGGTACGGATTGCTGGCGTTGATCATACCTACACGAAAGTTGCAGGAGACACGGTAAACACCATTGCTACAGGCCTTGCCGCAGTAGTGGACTCAACAAGCCAGTATTCAGCCACAGCAAACGGCTCAGTAATCAGACTCACCTCTGAAAACCTCATTGAAGGTTACGCAGTGTCGCTTAGCGCTGGGCTGGCGTGGCAGTTAATTGGTTCACCGGCAATCTTTGAGGCAACTGAAGCAGGTCCGATTGTCGTTCCTGTTGGTGGATTAAACAATCCTGTAAGTGCGATCACCGGATGGACTGGAGTTAATAACCTCGTTCAGGGGGCAACAGGTTCAGATCGCGAATCAGACACAGATTACCGCCAACGTTTATACCAGAGCAGGGCATCATCTGGCGGTGCGGCAACCATCCCAGCAATTGAGACTCGCCTGATTACGGAAGTCAGCGGCGTAACCTTAGCCAAAGTCATTGAAAACGACACCATGACGACAGTGGACAGCATTCCTCCAAAAGCCATCCACACTATCGTTTCTGGCGGTCTTGAACAGGATATTGCTGACGCAATCTGGAAGTACAAAGGTGCAGGTATAGCGACATACGGTTCAATTGCGATCACTGTATATGACCGGTACGAAAGACCCCATCTGGTTAACTTTTCACGACCTACAGAAGTGGATATTTACGTCAAAGTTGACGTTGTCCTTCTGGATACTGAGGAGCCATTGCCTGCGACTGTTGTGGACGCTATCAAGCAAGGTGTTGTTGCTTACGGTGCGACGCTTGGTCTTGGAGATGACGTTATTACCCAGCGCATTTACGGCTACATCTATGCCAATACAACTGGCATCGGGAAGATGACCATCACCGTCAGCACTGACGGAACTACGTTTGCAGAAAGTAACATTTCCGTTGCTGAAAACTCATTTGCTTCGTTCTCCGCTGCCAATGTGGAGGTCACAGGTGTCTGATGATTGGATTGATATCGATTTTCTTGCGCTGATACGACAAAGGCCTACTGACTGGCTTAAAAAAGGCGGACAGGTTCCAGATCTCTTTGCTGCTGTTGGCGTACTTCATCCTGAAATTGAAGCGCGCGCCAAATACATCTACCTGACGCAAAGCATATACAACGCCCACGGCATAGAGCTGGACAGATTCGGACAGTACGTTGATGTCGGTCGTGATGGAATGTCTGACGATGATTATCGCCGGGCAATCATGCAGGCGAAACTGGCGACTGCGTTCAGCGGAACACCAGATAACGTCATGGTCGTAACGGCAACCACTACTTCAAGTACTGATGTCGAACTGGTTGAGCTCTATCCTGCCGCATTCAGCGTTCACGCAACCGGACCTTATGTCCCAACAAACATCAACGCCATCGTCGACCGCGCATCTGTGGCGGGTGTCAGAGCATATTCAACACATGATTATGGGCTCAACGGTTTCTCCCTGGCGGGAATAGACACCAATTCAGGGCAAGCGTTACAGGTCGGCGATAACACAGCAATGCAGGTAGACACCGACACGGCACTTGGACTTAACCGTGGGTCTGTATTCATTGCTGGCTCATATCTTGATGCGGCTGGGTCCGTGTCAGGTGTACTTGAAGTAAACGACTCATATCTCGGCGTCGCTGACGACGATTACCTTCTTATCTTCTCCCGTGACTATGGCGTCACCGGGACGATGCTTTGCGGCGCTATGCCTAAGTGAGAAATTAAATGGCTATCACATCATTTGCAGATACTGACGTCACTTATGCGGACGGGCAGAAAAATAAAGAGCCCGTACCAGATGAAATCCTTTCCAGCGGGTTCGTGCCTCCAGTGCGGATGCCAGATGGTTCAATCTCGGCAGGCAGCAAGCTCGCAGCAAATCACCTCAATACACTACTAAACGACTTATACGCGCAGGTAGCTGACTTGAAGGCTCGCGTTACAGCGCTTGAGGGGGCTTAATGGCCGACATTCTTCTTAAGTACCTTACAGATTTACCATCCGCCTCAGATGCAGAATCAACAGACCTGATGCATATCAATCAGAACGGTAACGACCGTTCAATCACTCTTGATGCCCTTGCCACTGCCTTATTCAACATGCGCTATCCGGTTGGAAAAGTAGAGTGGTTCGCAAATGACGTCAACCCAAATGCAACCTGGCAGGGTTCTACGTGGGCACGAATTCCAGGCGCTGGAAGGACTATTCGTCTTGCTAACAGCACCGGTAGTGACGTTCTCCAGCAGGGTGGGAGTGATTCTGTAACTCTGACAGGGGCGAATCTTTCACCGCATGTACACCCGGTAGATTTAAGAACAGGTCAGTTTGACTATGGAACCAAAAACACAAGTCAGGATAACCACTCCCATACGGTTCCACTGCGAAGCATCGGCAAATGGACTGGAGGCTCACAGGATGGAAGCAGCGACGATATCAGCTCATCTCAATCAACAAGCACATCCAGTTATCAACACGCCCACACGGTAGCAATTGGCGCTCACGACCACCCTGTAAAGGGTGACACAGGAAGTGCTGGAGATGGTGCTCCATTCTCAGTAACGAACCAATACGTCAAACTTGCCGGATGGTACAGGACTGCATAAATGGCCGAACAGAAAGTAAAATTAACCGACTTACCCGCAGCAACAGATACCATTGATACCGCACAGTTGCTGATAAACCAGAACAGTACAGACCAAAAGCTTCTTGTAACGCATTTTCTTCGTTCTAAAAACAACCTTTCTGACCTTGCAGATATTGGTCAGGCGCGTGCGAATCTGGATGTTCCTTCAGTAGATGAAGTCAATGATAAGTTGACTGGTTTTGTCGACGGTTCCAATACATTCCTGGATGGAGCATCACTCGCATCACGCACAGATTTTATATGGGATGAGGAGAGTAAGAGCTGGTATTACTGGAGTGGGGAGTTACCGAAGGATGTTCCCGCAGCATCAAATCCAGATACCACAGGTGGAATTGGAGTGGGCGCGTGGTCTGCTGTTAGCGATGCATCACTAAGAACTGATCTTTCCAGCGGTGAAAAGGCAAGTCTGGTCGGCTACGGCTCATCTACAGTAAAAGATGCTCTTGATTCTGTTGTAAATAAACGCGTCCTTTACTTCTCCCGATTCGGTACGCTGCAATCTTTGCAGTCTTACATCACATCTAACAACCTAAAAAACGTTGAAATTATTTTTGACCAGGTTGTGAACTTTGGCCCAGGTAGCGGTGGTTTAGGTACGATCGTAACCCTGAGCAATATGGACTGGCTTGAAATCCGCGGACTGGTTATCAGGGACACCCTGCTTTACTCCGGTGCATTTGACCTGACGCGCGTGTTCGACCTGACGAATATCACCAATCTGGTGTTTGAAGTGGATGCATCTTCCACCCTTGAGTATGTGGGTGATGATAAGCGCGGACTGACCCCACTGCGCCTGAATGGATGCGATAACTTCACATTTATTGGTAAGACTAATAAGTGTTACCAAGGATATGAAGCGCATTCGGTAAAAAATCTTTATGCAAGAAGCGTAAACAACGACACCAGATATCCACACTCAATTACTGACATTGGAACAGTTGATATCTATACAACTAATAATGGATGTAGACGAGATTTCTTTTTGCAGAATAAATGCGCAGGCGGACAGATAACCGTTGATGCCGTTGACACCCAGCAGGGTACCCCCATAAAGATGTATTTCTTTAACGGAAATATGGACAATCAGGTTAGTAATTTATATGTTAAGTATAAATATCGGAGCACAGGACGATACACACTTCCTTATCGTGTAGCACCAATATGGTTGGATTGGGGATGGGACAGCTCAATAACAGAGCCACTTATCTCAGGAGTGATGCGAAATATCACAATAGATTACGATGTTGTTGGTGGGAATTGGGGGAGTGTGATAGGTACTACTAAAATGATTGATGAAACTATAGGAGATGTGACAGCAAGAGGATATGTTTATTCCAACATATATATAAAAGGTAGGATTGAGTTAGGAGGTGGGGATTCCGGCAATAACGCTTGGGTATATAATTTCAATAGTGGAGATAACTGGAAATCTGGTGATAGCGTAAATGGGTTTTACCTAAAAGATCTTGTAGTAAGAAAGTTGAATGGTGGTAGTGTATATTTAAACACTAACCAATTAGCAGGGGCGGCGACCTCTAGTGGGCAAATAGTTTTGGATAATGTCTCTGCACCAGAAATGGCATTGTATGCTCAAAACTATGGCGATAAGGTCATGTTTAATAACTGCAATCTTTATGATTTCACAACTAAAAATGCTGTTAAAAATGCATATCAATCGCTTAAAACCACATGTACGATAAGAAAAGCATCAGGTGATGCATCAAGCTTCCAGATTGGATCGATGAGTGTATATAGAACAATCTGTTTCCTTTCTGTTAATATTAAAGCGACATCGCCTTCATCAGGAAGCACAAGTACATGGGGTGGCAGTGTAGTTGGACAATTGGTACAAGGTACTACAGCAGGAAATGTAACATTAACGGGCAATACAAATACTTTGTACACAACAGGAACGGCATTAAATCCGTCTATTAGGTGTGAAACAGACGGCAGGATTATAATTACATTTGCAGGGTGGGAGTCGCTTGATGCATTCATAACGTGCGATATTGCAATGGTTTACAATGAATATTCAGGAGGGTCTAATAACACCACTCTAGGACTAACAAACAAGAAGTTCAATGTAGGAAATGTGTGAATGGAAGGGCGCGTTTAGCGCCCTTTATTTATTTAACATTTCGACCTATTAAAGTCGATTATAATTATGTCGCCGTTCTTCCTTATAGTGAAATCCTGGGTTTTTTTGTATACTTCAAAAGAACACATCATTTTTTTATTATAATCAATCAATCCGGTTTTCTTTCTAAGATACAGTTGATGATATCCATTAAATGACCAGTAGCGATGCGGCCAATACCATGTGCTGAAGTAATTTACTACCATACTGGAAATTAATGGGTAGTTCCTTTTTGCGTTGCTGAGCACTGGGGACTCTGGCGCATTACCAACAAATATTGGATATACAGTATTGTAATCAATATCCTTCGTGCTTTCTTTAATCGAGTAGATAGTTTGCCTGTTAAGTTTATCTTGATCGGATAATGCATTGACATATGAATAACCATATCCAGTTCCATAGATAATTGGGATGAGAATCATGGCCTTTAATGTTTCTAGCTTAGAAATACTGCATGCTTTATAAAAAAGAAAACATATATACATTATGTAAGCTGAAATACCAATATATACTCTTGGGAAGTGAGAGATTGATGAATCAAGAGCAAGCAAGCTTACCATTGTCAATGGAAGGGCTAAAAAAGGAGTAATTACTAAAAGCAGTGAGCAAATTAAACCCCTTGACCCATTTTGTTTATAGTAAGCGGACGATATTATTAATGAACTAACAAACCCAATTGCGACCACTATTGCTAGTATATAAGTAGTTGCGCCCCCGAAAAGTGACTCACAAAAATATTTGTAATAACTGTTCGAGTTTTCAATTAAAGAATTAAAAAGGTTGCTTGATATACTTGGGTGATTATCTCCATGCTCCCCATCGAAAGATGCAGGTAATACTATTTTCATGTAAACAAGAAGAGATAAGGATGCCTGCGATAATCTAGTCACCCCTCTTATAATTATATCTTTATTGTTTATATTTTTTGCAACAGAGCTCGCGAACTCCATCACGACTAGAATCAAGAACACATTAATTACTATTTGATACGATGATAACGCTGCAACTAAGATAAGCGTTTGTGTAACATATGATAACAAATGAGATTTACATCTCACGTAAAAAGCATTAAAGCAAAGCGATATGCCAATCATTATTGTTAGCACGTCAAATCTATAAGTTAAAACCTCGAATATAAAAGGCGATGAAAAAAAGCTCACCATTACAAGTGATGCATAAATGTCTTTACCAACATATTCATTTCTGAAGTTATAAAATGTAAATAAAATAAACCCGAGCGCTAAGATATGTGGCAGTGGGTGCATATCAGCGATATGCTTTCCAAAGTTTAATGCAATCATAACGGCATCGGCAAAAGGCCTGCCGTCTATTCCCCATCGGGTATATCCTTCGGAAGATCTACCAATGTCATCAATGTAGTATATATTTGACGTAATAAAAGGTAGAAAAATAACCAAGAGCATTAAAAATAATGCAAAATATTGGTTGTTTTTGTTTTCAATGCTCATTTGTTACCCTTAAGAATGTATCTAGGTCTGTTTTTGACCTCAACATATATTCTGCCAATGTACTCACCAAGCACACCGATCCCTATAAGCTGCACGCCGCCAAGGAACAAAATAGATACCAGCAAGGATGGATACCCACGAACTGGATTTCCAAATGCCAGCGTGTCAACAATCATCCACGCACCGTACAGGAATGAAAGCCCCGCAACAAACAACCCTATATAAGTCCACATACGGAGAGGGAATGTGGAAAAGCTTGTGATCCCTTCAAGGGCAAGGTTCCACAATTTCCATCCATTGAATTTTGTATTACCGGCAACGCGCTCAGCACGCGCGTATTCAACAACATCAGTGCGACCACCAACCCAGCTCAATATGCCTTTCATGAACAGATTGCGTTCTGGCATGAGCTTTATGTTTTCTACAACATCACGCGACATCAGGCGAAAATCACCCACGTTTTCTTCAATCTTTGGATTGCTGATTTTATTGTGGAGTTTATAGAACCACTCGGCAGATTTACGCTTTAATCTGCTGTCGGTAGAGCGATCAGAACGCTTTGCCAGAACCATTTCCGCACCGGCCTGCCACTTCTCAATCAGGTGTGGGATTACCTCTATAGGGTCCTGCAAATCTACGTCAATGGGGATGATTGCTTCACCGGTTGCGTGGTCAAGCCCGGCGAACAGCGCGGGCTCTTTACCGAAGTTTCTTGTGAATGACAGTGGAACAACCAGCGGATCGGCAACAGCAAGCGCTTTAATAATTGATTCTGTCGCGTCTTTACTGCCGTCATTGATGAAGACTATTTCGACTTCATGCTGCTTAAGACCTTCAAATTCCCGAACGGTTTTATAAAAAATAGGTATCGCGTCTTCTTCGTTGAAGACGGGAACGACCAGAGAAATTTTCATTTCGCATCCCTAAAGACAATGAACTTTGAATAAATGAAACCGCACACCAGACTGATGGCGGAGAACACGACTAATGTGATGATAGGGGCCATACCGGACTTATCTGCAGCCCAACCAACAGCTGCGCTCAAGGTTCCCATAAATCCAACATACAGCATGTAGCGCATGGTGGTTGTGGAGGACTTAAAAGTGAACCTGGCGTTTGCAAAGAAGCTGAACGACACCGCTACGACGAAACCGGCGAAGTTGCCAAGTGCCTGACCTGTATGGAATGCGTAAATGCAAACGGCGAACACCACCCAATGAATGAGCGTGTTGATAACACCTATTGATGTGTACTTGGCGAATAACTTTAACATTATAGAAATCAGTGAATTCGGAAAGGTCTGAAGTGTAGCACCACAAAGACTATTGATCGATACCGCCGATCGATAATACTGTATGCATATACAGTAACCATCGGAGGTGAGTTATGGGATTCCCGAGCCCGGCTGCTGATTACGTTGAATCACGCATATCGCTTGATGAGCGCCTTATCCATAAACCAGCCGCTACGTACTACATGCGGGCTGGTGAGACTATCTACAGGTGCGGCATCATGAAGGATGCGCTGCTTGTGATTGATTCGTCCCTTAAGCCATGTGACGGCTCGCTGCTTATCTGTGACTGCAACGGTGAGTTTAAAGTAAAGAGGTATCGAATATACCCGCAGCCTCATCTTGAGAACGTAACGAACGGGAGAAGAGAGAAGTTACCCGGGAACGACGATGGCATAAGCGGAGCGCTACCAATATTTGGAGTCATCACGTACATCATCAACGATGCGCGCTCTGGTGAGTTTGATGACTGTCCGGTGATGTGAAGAAAACTACACAGCTATACCTGAGGCATGGCTGTGTACTCTCTGTGTCACAGTTGTGTCATGCATGGATGAATCAGAAGGAAATACGACGGCATGTAATGACACGTTATGACACAAACGCGGTGCGAGCGCGGAAAAAATAATGATATTACAGTGTGTTAAATAGCACTCTACGTTCTTCTAAGCCGTAGGTCGTAGGTTCGAATCCTACAGGGCGTGCCATTACATTTCACAGATTTCCGCCTGCGTGACGTCCTGCTGATTTTCTCCCTGAAACACTCATACCGAAAATAGCGTTAACGCACGTTTTTCACAGCACAATTGACTGTTATAACAGTATTTTTCTTACGCTGTGGCAATTTTGCAATTCCTCTACCATGCTCATAACACCTCACTCTTACTGGTGGGGCTTTTTGTAGTTGCTGATTAATCTCAAGGAAAAAGTTTATGAAAAAAACGACTGCTATTTTGATGGGCGCTGCATTTCTGTTTACCACCAATACCTTTGCGGCTGAACTGCTGACAAAAAACGAGTTTGAGAAAGTAGAATCACAGTATGAAAAAATCGGTACTGTTAACACCTCCAATGAAGTATCGGTCGACGATGCGAAAAAAGAGCTGATCGAGAAAGCCGATAAGCAAGGTGCTGATGTGCTGGTGCTGACTTCCGGTAATACCAACAACAAGATCCACGGCACTGCCGATATTTACAAGAAAAAATAA